CGGAAGGGGACATAAAGATAGCTACGGATAAAAATTGGCAAGTAATAGGAGTTTGAAAAATGATACGGAAAAAAGCGAGAGAAGGATATTTGTTGGTATATAAAACAGATGAGTATATCACGGTTACTCCGGCTGTTTCCGCCCCGGACGGAACCGACCTGACGAATTGGGAGGAACTCCCCGAGGCGGAGGCGAGAGAATTGGAACGAGTATTTAACGAGAGACGGACGAATTGATATGCAGGAGAGAAACGTATTGCAAGAAGTATTTACAGCTACGCTGACGCTGTTTACCGATCTGTTGGAGCCGGTGAAGTGGTTTATTCTCGCGGCCGTGTGCTTGATCGTGGCGGACTTGAAATTCGGCATCGAGGCAGCTCGGAAGCGAGGGGAGAAGATACGGACGAGTCGGGCGACTCGGCGGAGCGTGAACAAATTGGTGGATTATATTTGCTGGATATTGGTGGCCATGAGTTTCGGGAAAGTGTTCGGCGAACCTTTCGGATTGCCGATACTCCCGGCATTGGTGCTGTTGGTGGTTTACGGTTGCGAGATCAATTCGTGTTTCAACAATTACTTCGAAGCTCGGGGAAGTAAGTTACGCATCAATATCTTCAAACTGTTCAAGAATAAGAGCGGCGATGTGATCGAACCGGAGAATAGAGACGAGTAATCGTCTTTCGAAAGACCGTTCATTATATAAAATCTAAAAGAAAATGAAGGTGATTCTAGACAACGGACATGGTCGGGACACAGCGGGAAAGAGAAGCCCGGACGGAAGGTTAAGGGAGTATGCCTACACACGTGAGATGGCCCGCAGGATAGCGCAGGATTTGAAACGGCAGGGTATCGATGTATCCTTGCTCGTTCCCGAAGATACAGACGTTCCCTTGAAGGAGCGTGTGGAACGAGCGAACCGAATTTATGCGGAAACTGGCAAGCAGGCTATACTCGTATCGATACATGTCAATGCCGCCGGTAACGGTTCGACATGGTTTTCGGCCAGAGGGTGGAGCGTGTTCGTCGATCCGGCGGCATCGCAAGACAGCGAGCGGCTTGCGACGTCCATAGCCGAAGCCGCCGGAAACATCGGCCTGACGGTACGCATGGAGACGGGCGGCCGCAATTATTGGGTAAGTAGCCTTTACATCTGCAAACACACGAATTGCCCGGCCGTATTGACAGAGAATCTTTTCCAAGATAACCGGGAGGACGTGGATTATCTTTTGAGCGATGCGGGCAAGCAGGCGATAGTCCGTTTGCACGTAAAAGGAATTATCGATTATCTGAACTCGTTATGAAAACATTGCCCTGGCTTCTCGTCGGTATGCTTCTCGTTGTCGCTTTTTGGGGCTGGTTACGCCCCGTCGATACCGCTCCCGAGGGAAATCGGGAGAAAGACACCGCGACGTTTGTCGATACGATTCCCTACTTCGTCCCGGTTCCCCGGGATAGCATAGTAGTGAAATATGTCATTGCACGACTTCCGTCCGCTGTCAATGATAGTGTCGGGAGCCATGCAGTCGACACCGTACATCGGAGCGATAGCGTTGCGGTCGCTATTCCCATTACGCAGAAAGTCTATGAAGACAGTACCTACCGAGCCTATGTGTCGGGGTATCGTCCGAGACTCGACAGTCTGTTTCTCTTTCCGAGGACGCAGATTATCACCGTTCGGGAGAAGCCCCGCAGGTGGAATATCGGAGTCGGAGCCGGTTATGGCCTTACCCCGCGAGGTTTCCAGCCATTCGTCGGGGTGACGGTTAGCTATACTCTTTGGGCGTTCTGATAGTTGTTTTTAGTTAGAATGAGCGATGCAGTCTGCTTGTGAAAGCGGGCTGCATTTTTTTATAGATACGCCTCGATACCGGGCTTTTGTACATATTCCGCTATTTCGAAATACGGAATCTGCTTTTGTTTTTCAGGGCAGTAGGGGGCACTTCCGACTGAAAGAAGGAAAAAAATTCCCTTTTTGAACCCCTAAGAGCTTATTTTTTAGGGTATTAAGTTTTTGAAGGCTGGAAAAAGTGTGGAATTTATTGAATAGTATGCGATAATTTTATTTATAAATATACGTATATGAGTTATTTATGTGGATTTGAATTTGAGGGGAATAGACCTTTTATTAAATTAAGTAAACACAAGAAATAAGTGTTGATAATTTTATTTATAACAATATTGTTAAATATATAGCAAAACGTATATATTTGTAATTATTATAAGAACTTAACAAGTTATAGATATGGAAAAATTATTAGTGACATATGCCCTTTTAGGTTATTTGAAAGAGACATCTTTATCAAAAGCTCCAATTATAGAACTATACGTTCCTATTGTCAAAAAAGCGTTACGAGAGTACGCTATGGAAAATAATATTGAGGAGTATAAAGGACGATCCTTTGTCGAGCTATCAGAAAAAATAAAATCTATTTTTGGTCTTAATATTCCTATTCCTATTTTATCGAAGATAATGGAATTTATTCGAGATGAAATTGGTGATGACAAGGTCTTTGCATTATATAATGACGGAGCTTTCATTATAAAAAGTATGGTTTTTGATGGAATAGGAGATATATTGCAGATAGAAAAAGATAATATCCGATTGTTAGAGAATAGTTATAAGGATTTTTGTGAAAGTAATAATTGTAAATTCGATTTTGAAGAGTTAAAGAATTTTATATTAGCATCGCAAATAGATTTGTTTACAGATAAACGCATGGATCTGTTAAATTTAGATTGTTATGTCCCTAAATTTGTTGCAGAAAAATTTGACGATGAAGTTATCTTCAAAATAATGAGCAATATTTATTTGGGAGGAATAATAGCATCATATTTGGAATTAAATATAACTAAAAAAGTTACGGATGCAGAATTATTGTTAGATACTAATTTTTTTATTAGTTTGATAGATTTAAATACAGAAGACTCTTATTATATCTGTAATCAATTGTACAATTTATGTGTCCAATTAGGTTTTCGTTTGACTATGTTGGGTAGTACAGTTGAGCAGATAAAAGTTTTACTGGGAAATAGAATTAATGATTTTGGAAGTAAGGAATATATTGGTACAATTCGGACTGCTGATATATTCAATGCTTGTATAAGAAGAGAGATTGATAAAACCGCATTAGAAAGGATAAGAGATTCTGTTGATTATAAAATAGATGAATTGGGAATTGTAGTTATACAGGAAGCTCAAATACGATATATTATTGATTTGGCAAAAAAAAGTGAAGATTATAAAGTCCTAATGAAAAAACGTCAGAATAATGAGGAAAGTGCGTTAAATGATTGCGTGGCGAAATTTTATGTTAAACAGAAAAGAGGTTCCCGTATACAAGAGTTTGCAGATGTAAAGTGCTGGTTTTTGCATAATTCTTTTTCGTTAAGTGATGATGATGCTGGACATAAAATTCAAGATAGATATTCTATTAGTGCAAATGAGTTACTTGTTTTATTATGGTTGTCAAGTCCTGCTCAAGGGAAAGATGTTAAAATTAACAATTTAACAAGAGGAGGATTAGCTTCATATATTACAAAATACCGGAGAGCTAAAATGCCTTCGATTGAGGTGCTGAAGAAAATTAAAAAAAGAGCTGATCAAGCGGTAAAATTTGGGAAAATATCTGAAAAAGATACCTATAATTTATCTATAAGAATGGCGGAAGGATATATAACGTCAACGCAGGTAGATACTCAATTAATAAGCGAAGAAGTAAGTGATGATCAGTTTGTTTTGAATCTAAAATCTTTTTCAGAAGAAGCCGATAGATATAAAGTAGAAAAGGAAAAACAAATACTTAATTATCAAGCTAAAATTAAAGAATTGGAGGAAATAGTATCTCAGCATAAGGAAGAAAAAGACTCAATGAAGAAGGAACAAAATTTGATAAAACAAGAATTAGAACAATTAAAATTAGATTCTTATAATAGTAAAAAAGAAAAGTATGTGAGAAAAAAATTAAAGAAAGTAGGAGTATATACTTGTGGATATATTCTGTTTTGTTTAGCAATTATTGCATTATGGCTTATAAATAGTTTTTATAGTAATAGTCTGAATTGTCTAATTTCGACTGTTATATCTTTATTCCTTTTTATCTTACCAACATTTGGCTTACGATTTGTTAATCATACTACAATAAAAGAGTTTTTCTTTAGAAAGAACTTAATAAAAAGACTTGAAGATGAGTATGATCAAGAAAATGGGAGATAAAATTTATTATGAATTTAATCTTTTCCTTTATTCTCATGTAGGGGTAATCTCTTATTGTCTGACTATAATAATTAGTAAGCCTTAGGTTATCATTTTAGATGATAGGTGTGGACATAATAACAGAACTAGAAAAATTATATTATAAGTTGAGTTATCAGATTTCTATTGAGGAATATAATCCTAGTATAACGAAATAATTATTTATAAGAGTCGTTTTGTGGGTTGTAGATCATTTTTCTATTTTTTTGAAACAGCTTGAAATCTTTTAATTTGGATTTTATACTGTTATGGAGTTTTAATGATGCAGCTCTATAACAACCATCTGCTTTGGGAAATCGAGAACTGACGATAGCAGCTCGAACTCTAGTATTTTTCAAATATCCATTGACATAAAATGTTTTAATAGTATTCCCTAATTGTTCGATAGCATGTACTATGTCGGAACCTTTTAGCTCTACGAATATATGACACGAGTCGTTCAAATCACTATGATATATAAATAGATAGTCACATTTTGATGCCGTTTTCGAACAATCGAGAAATCCATCGATCTTAATTTTTTTTAGTTCATCGATAGTTGCCTGCTCAATTGAAAATTTTGATTGATTTTCGGCCACAGAGAATCGGCAAGAACATCTACATAGTGATTTTTCTATTTTGTCTTGAAAGTTATCTGTCTGTTCGAATGTCGGAGGATTATCGAAGCAATTACAACTACTCATAAGTATCGATGTTACAAAGATCTTCAAAAATATCGCTTAAATAATTGGAGGCTTGATCGATTTGCTCTGCTCCTACTGTCTTTAAGTCATTATCTCGTATATTTACCACATTACCATCATTTTTAAATAAATAAGATGATACATCATTAAAATGAATGGTTAAATCTGTTTTAGTTATTTGTTTAATCTTTTCTTTGACAGCTTTATCATAGCGTGATTTTTTAAGAATCTCATTGGCTAATATTAGATTATCGAATACAGATAGAATATATGGGCTATGAGTCGTCACGACCAAAGTTCCTAAACTATTTTCTATTTTAGATAAGATTGATTCCATAAGCTTTACTTGCATTGTCGGATACAAATTCAACTCAGGTTCTTCTACAATGAGAATATTATTCCTTATGGAGTTAAAATTATTTTCAATAACTACCCACAAAGGTATTATCGATTGGATTCCACTCGAAGCTTGTGTTAATTTTACCGTTTCCTTATTCACCTCATGAACGATAACATCATCACTTTTTTCGAAAGAAACTTTGATATTCATGAAATCGATTTCCTGATTTTGGATTTTTGAGTTTTTGGCTTTCTCATACTGACTTCCAAATCGTTTTATGCATTCTGGAATATTTATATTGGCTTCTAATAAAGAAAATATGTTGTTGGAGAACATCGATATTAAAATTCGTTCTGCTGGGATATAGATTGGATTATTTATATCGAACTCATCAAACAAAATATCTTTTATGTATTGGAATGCGAATGATTGAATTTGTTTATCATCTTTCATATGTTCCAATAAGTCTAAGATTTTCTTGAATAAATCTTTTTTATGAGTGTCAGGTTGAATAAAATTTTTTCCTAGTATTTTTGTAATAACTTCTTGGTCGTTATTTTGTATGGCTTTTACCAATTCATATCTATTATTATCGGTTATGAAAGATCGATACGAAATATTCCAGTATTTATATGAGATCAATGTATCTTGGTGAAATGGGAAATCTATATTATATTTTGATAAAAGAGCAATGAAATTTTCATAATCTCCCGTTTTTAACAATAAAAATTCTTCGCTATTGAATATAGAGATTAATTTAGCCGCTATACTTTTTCCACAAGCTGTATCTCCTATGAAAATATTATATTTCCTTATGCGTAGCTTGGCTTTTTTTATTGGGCCAAAGTTTTTGATAGTTAGGCATTCAGTACTCATATAGGTATCATTAGATGATTACAAATGTAATATATTTTTCCCCCTTATACATACTTTATACCTCAGAATTTTGAAATCTGAGAGAATTTATAGATATGTTACATCTAAAATACGATTATTAAATATAACACCGATGTTTTGTAAAATACATAGATTCCGATATCGTTGAAAAGGCATAGAGAAACGGTCGACTCTATTAGGTGCTATGATTCTATCCCGTATTTTTAAGCATCGGACAAAATCCGATGCTTTTTTGTATTATCCCTTGCTTGTTTCAAAAAAATCCTCCATATTTGTAATGCATTCCATTTTTAGACAGGCGAGGTAGTTCGCCGACAAAGCCGTTGGCGTTTTTTTATGCCTCGGCATTACATATATACGGTTCCGACCCCCGTGTGGTGCGTTAATGCGCCCACTGCCTGTCTTCAAGGTGGAATGCAACGGGAAAGCGGAACCGTTTTTATTTTCCGCAAAAAAATAAAAGCATTCCATTATGAAGAAAACAATTGCATTGCCTGTACCGCAGGCAAAGGAAGGGCGAAAGACATCGGCTCTTGAAAATTACCTCATTCGATTTTTCGAGCGGGAGCTCGAAGTAAAGCTCACCCGCCGTGAAATGTGGCAAAGCGTCCGTTTCGTCGCTTCGCTATTCGTCTTGTTGTTCGCCCTGTCGACCGGCGAGCCTCTGCCGGTCTTGCCTGCGCTCGCACTGGCAGCTTACGCCTATCGGGGCGTTGCCGACATAACCTCCCGTTTTACGGAGAAAGGAGGTGCGCGATGAAAAGCCATACGATCGAGTTCACCCGCGACGACCTGGTCGTTCGGATTACCCGCTACCCGGCCGGAGAACCGGGGAAATCGCCGTCGG